GTAAATCCCATATACGCTTGCTGAGGATTTAGCCCGTACCCCATAAGGCGTGGTGGGGGTGTTATGTGCTATTTGTCCGATTTGCGTGAATTACACTTTCTACAAAGAACTTGAATGTTTGACCAAACGCTTAATCCACCATCAGCTAACGGTTGGATGTGATCAGCGGTCAAATCTTTGGTGGTCTTACAAATAGAACACCAAGGTTGAGCTTCACGCGCTGCCTTAGATAACTTTCGCCATTCAGCATCGTAGCCACGATCTAATCTTGATGGGCGTTTTCTTTCACGAACCCGCGCACAGGTGAGGCACCGCGTAGCCCGTATAACAACACCGCAATCAACACACGGTCTAGGAAGCATCGTCATTCTTCAATAAATAATTAACTGCTTCGGTCAGACTATTAATACTGTCTTTGAAATAACCAAGACCAACATTACATCTAACACATAGCAGCCCACGCACTTGATCTGTTGCGTGGTTGTGATCAACTGCTAATCCGTTCTTGCTTTCCTCAGCATTGACACCACAGATAGCGCACGAATAGTTCTGCGCCTGTAATAACGCTTCATAACTTTCTTTCGGAATATCAGTAATGTTGCGATGCTTACTGCGACAATCACGGCAAACATCATACCTACCATCAGGAGTGCGCTTATCATTGTGGAAAGCATCTAAGCTCTTGTTCTCTTTGCAATTACGACAACTCTTTGTGTTAGTCGTCATCCCGATCAAATTCACCAATCGGTTCAGGCATTGATGTATAAAGCGCATAAGCGTTAAGAGATGATGTTGAAGCGCGTGATAACAATGTTTCAATCGCATCAAATGAAATTGCTTGGTCGGTGCTTACCTCAGTGCAGACATCACCAATTGAAACGCTGATCATTATCATTTGCTTAACTCCAATCGGCTGTCAAGTAAGTCATTAATAAACTTATCAACCAAGTGTTTCTTACTATCAATGGTTGTTTTGCGTGAGGCAATTGCGTGAGCTAAGGCTTCATCTATCTCTGCGATGGTTTCAGTGTCGTTATCCATATCATTCCTGTAAATGAAAAAACCTCACCTGTTGGATAACGGTGAGGGTAGTGATTAGATAGCGATTCCTGTTACACATAGTGTAAAGCATAAAATTGAACCAACTGTCAAGTTTAGTTGGTTTTATCTCTCATTTTGATAATCGCTGCCAAGTCAAACAATTTTCCCTTTTGCGGTATTGGATTGCCTTTAATGATTTTGTAAACCGCCCGTTGCGTGATGCCAAGCCAAAGGGCAATTGCCTCAATGTCTAAATAGAACCGCCGATTGGGATTGCTCATTGCCAAGGCAATCAATCGAATAACACTCCAAGAGTTCTTGCATCCGTGACAGGTCACGCCCTTATCTAAGTTCTCAACATCAATCACCACGAACTTTCGGCAATCATCAGTTGGGCAAGGGATACGCCTTGGTTGCTCCTTAAATCGTTTGGCTGCTGCCATTCCTTTTGAATGTAGCTCTTTGACTTCACCCGCAAAGTCTTTTGCCCAATCCTGATGGACAATCCAATCAAGGTGAGTAATGTGAAATTGGCAGGTTGCCTCAACTTCCAAATCCCTTGTTCGTTCCTTGACTACCAATGCCGGCGGTGTCAATTTGCGCTCTGCCCTGATGATCTGTTCCCAACCGTGAAGGATGGCGATCAACTCAGTTGCCATTGAGAAATCCAACGCACTCACATTGATTCCAATTGAACGCTCTGTTGATGGTGAGCCTGACCCTGACCTGCCCGGTGTCAGATACATTCCCGCCTCATACTGAAGTTCAGGCAACTCAATCAATTGACTCTGTAAGTTGAATCGGCAGGTGAAGCAGGCACCATCATTGCGAGATGGTCGAAGGCAGATGTTGCAGGTTAGTTGCTCGGTTTCCACTAGAACGGTATCCCATCGGTTGAAGTAGCTGATTTGGGTGGGAGTCCACCATTGCCAAAGTAATCAGGCATCTCTTGGGCAAATAGCCCGAAGTCACGGCATTGATGCTGGCCAAGCACAATTGGACTCTTTGCCCACATCCTTGCCCCGACCCTTGGCGTTGCCTCAAAGGTTCGCCCTAGCCGGTGGATTTGGTAGGTTCGTAGCCCGCCAACCTTGGCTGTAATCTCGGCTAACAAGTTGAGTGGGGTTGGGTCAAGTTTGGTTGGCACCCCTGTTGAGCTGTAACCAAACCAAATGAGATTTCCGCAATTTCGGCAATCAATGGCAGAAAATAGATATTGACTCAATTGTTCGTTCCTGTACCGATAATGATGGTGTTCCTCTTTCCACATATATACATATGTGGAACGGAACGAACACCGATCACGCTCATTTCTGCCTGTGTTCCCTTTTTGAAAAAGGAACACAAAAGGAACGGAACGAACACCTAGTTTGCCCCCAAGTAAGAGATTTTGGCATCAACAAAGCTGAAATGATCTTTGCCGATCTCTGAAAGATAGAGAACAAATGACCTGTCATTGCCCCTGTTTTCAATCCAACCACCTGCCACCAAATCGCCAATGATGTTTCCAATTGACTCTTTGGAACCCGCAACCCCATCCTGAACCATTCGGCGCGTGCTACCGGGATGATTGTGAATGAACTCAGCTACCTCTTTGAGTTTCTTAAACTCGCGGTTGGCATCTGCCTCATCTTCCCTAAGCGGCACTCCAATCACATATTCCATCTGTGGGCGAGTCGAATCAATTGTGAAGATAGCCGCTTCCTGCATCCGGTCTTTACCCTTTTGCGCCCCTGCCTTTCGGCGCACATCACCGGGGCGATCTTTTGTCACTCGCATTGATATTGTGCCGATCTTGCCAGGTGCTAACAATTCAATTGGCTCACATAGGTAGGCAGCACCATCAATTGTTGCCAACTTACTCTGCCCGCCGATGGCAAACCGCCCGCGTGTTTCTGCGTTCTTTGTAATGTGATCAATCAGCACAACGGCAGCGCCTGAGGCGGTGGCAACCGTTCTTGGAAAGATTCGCATCCAACGGGTGATTTCGTCATTGTCTTTGGTCTGCCCGCCCCACATTGTTAGAGCTTCGGTTACTCCGTCAATTATGACTAGAACGGCGCGATCAGGCTCAAGAATATCTTGCCAATATGTATCGTTTACATCTCTTGGGCCGTCAGGTCGAATATATGAGAAGTATTGTAAAAGGTTGGCCCGACTCACGCCTAGCACCTTGAGGCGGTTTACGATGTCAATGGCATCGGATTCAAAGTCAATATAGATAACCTTTTGGTCAATCTTGAGTAGTTCAGCGGTGGCAATTTGAGCAATCCAAGACTTTCCCGACTCGGATTCACCATAAAATGAGTGGACTTTGCCAGGATAAATCAACCCTGCGCCGTCACTTCGCTTCAAGATTGTGGCACTTGGGATTTGAAATAGCCCATCAAAGTAATCCTTTAGAGGGATTGGCTTCCAACTTGACTCATCATCGCTTAGATCGGTTTCTGTGACCTGTAAAGGGGCTTCAATGGCATTTGTTGCCAATAAATTATTGGTAGGTTGTAGCTCTTTAAGTTCTGTTGCCCCGTAGCCAAGATTTCTTAATTGCAGGGCAGCCTGTTTGAAATCCCCATTGGTGTTGAGGTGGGCGTAAGCGGCAAACTTAGAATAGGAACTTTCAGCTTCAAAGATAGTTGAGGTTGAGAAAACAAAGAGTTTGTCATTGCCGTTGAAATTGGTGGTCGCGCTGATGCCTTCGTTCTTATTCGGTCTGCGCCAAACTGTTGCCTCGCCTTTCTGATAAACCTTTGACCAACCAAGGGGCAAGAGGATTTCATCCCAAGTAGTGCGGGCGTTGTAATCGTCACCGGGGCTTAGGGTGCCATCGTGCTTGGCAACTACATCTGCCTGAATAACTTGCGCTTTTGGCATCTCATCAAACATCGCAAAGATTTGGTGGAGTGCTGATCTTTCGTGCATCGTGATCTTTGGGATTGACTCAATTGAACCGCCAATTAGTGTCCAATTGCCACCGTTGGGGTGAGTTGAACCGCCTGATGGCGCGGTGATCGTGAACCCGCCTTCCGATCTGGTTTCGGCAAACACATCCACACCGCCGTTTTCACCTGGCTTTCGGGCTAACTTGGTGTTGCCCGGTATCTCGCCGTCAATTACTCGGTAGAGCCAATGCAACCCGCCTGATGGTGTTATCTCAACATATCCCGCATTTAGGCGCTGCCAAAGTTCGCCTAAACCTGAGTTGTTGGCAATCTCAGCAATATCAAGGTGCATCTTTTGCGATACTGCTCGACCTTCAAGCTCTAGCATCTCAAGGTTGCCTGATACCTTGCCCGTAATTACACCAATGCCATCAACATCGTGCTTAAACCAAAGCAATAATTCATCGGCAGTTGGCAGTTGCTCTTGATACTTTTGCCAAGATAAGGCAGGGCGCTTGCTTCCGTCATTTGCGACAGGAACAACGCTGATTCCTTCAGCTAAGAAGCGAAGTGCGGTGGTGAGGGTTGCGTTATTCATTATTTAACCTCTTTTGGATACGCCTCTTGAGGCCAAGCAACCTGAACTGTTTTATCTAACAAATACAAATAGCGGTGCTTTCGGCTACGGGGAACCCACTTGCCTTCAAATCCTTTTGACTTGCCTCTTGATAGTTTTGTGCCATCGGCAAAAAAGAAATCATTTTTCTGAGGTGTCAATCCGTAATAGCCAAAATTTGCTGCTTGATAAACTGCTCCAATGTGCCTGCTTGAATCCGCATAACTGATCACCGCTTTGATTCCCCGTTTCTTTAACATTCGCAAACTCTGACCTATCAACCTTGAACCCGCGTTCGTTCCGTTCAACCTTGGTTCAAGAACTAACCTCGACATCTCAACAAATTCAGGATAGTTGCCTCTTGGTAAACCAAAAGCTGAAGTTGCTGAATTAGGAACTGAAAGCGGCGAATAAACCACCGCGCCCACCACCTGCAAATCCTCAATTATCCCGAAGGCATATTGCCCAATAAATCTTTTCTTGCCTAAGTAATGAAAAGCGTTCACCAATTCATAAGCCTGATTATAAGAAATTGGTTCTATTTGTTGGAGCGATGAGGTCGGAATTGAACCGCCAATTGCAGGTTGGAATACCTGCCGTGTTTCCATTACACCATCACCG